CATCTAAAAATATGTAGGGTATGATATGGAAGGTACATATAGAAGTCCTGATGACATAGGAACTATGCCATTCACTAGGACACTAGAGGATTGGGCTAAGTTTGATATTAGTGATAGAACAAGATTTGATGCTTCGATTAGTTCAGGGTTAGCGATTATGGCTAATCAAAAACATCTGTATTTACCTGAACAAAAACAATCAAAAATAAGCGTTAACTTTGCAAGGTATAATAACAAAGGTAATACAAGCGAATTAATTACAATAGATGGAAGATAATATTAAAGTAAATATAAACGCCACAGGTTTCCCTACGCAGTTTGTTTCCGATTCCGTAAAGGCATCTAAAGAATTTGGGTTGCAGGTTGGTCAAGCTATTCAATACGAATGGTTTAGAAAAGATGGAACTCAGTGTAGATATTACAATCAGTGGCGAGATATGAATCGTCTTCGATTGTATGCTCGTGGTGAGCAACCAATAGCAAAATACAAAAACGAATTAGCTATTGATGGTGACTTATCTTACCTTAATTTAGATTGGACACCTGTTCCTATTTTACCAAAGTTTGTTGACATTGTTGTTAACGGAATGTCTGATAGATTATTTAAGGTTAAGGCTTATGCACAAGATGCCATGTCTCAATCTAAAAGAAATAAATATCAAGACATGGTTGAAGGGCAAATGGTTGCTAAAGACCTATTGCTTACTATAAAAGAAAATACAGGAGTCGACCCATTCACTGTAAATCCTGAAGAACTTCCTAATACAGACGATGAGTTATCATTATATATGAACCTCAACTACAAACCTGCTATTGAGATAGCAGAGGAAGAAGCTATTAATACTCTATTAGATATTAATAAGTACGAGGATTTACGTAAGAGATATGATTACGATTTAACTACTATTGGTATTGCAATTGCTAAGCATGAGTTCTTGCCGGGTGCAGGTGTTAAAATATCTTATGTTGACCCTGCTAACGTAGTATATAGTTATACTGAAGACCCTAACTTTAAAGATGTATTCTATTGGGGTGAGATTAAAGCAGTTCCAATTAATGAGATAAGAAAAATTAAACCTGATATTACTGATGCAGAAATGGAAGAGATTGCTAAGTATGGTCAGAGTTGGTACAATTACTTTAACGTAGCACAGTTCTATAACAATAGTTTATTCTACAGAGATACTTGTACATTATTATATTTTAACTACAAGACTACTAAAACATTTACATACAAAAAGAAAGTAAATGAAAATGGTAATACTAAAGTAATAGAGAAGGACGATACATTTAACCCACCACAAGAAATGATGGAAGAAGGAGGATTTGAAAAAATCTCTAAAACCATTGATGTGTGGTATAGTGGTGTAATGGTGATGGGTACAAACTTCTTATTGAAGTGGGAGATGGAGAAGAATATGGTTAGACCTAAGTCTGCTAGCCAACATGCTATCCCTCAGTTTGTAGCTGTTGCTCCTCGTATGTACAAAGGTGTGATTGAATCATTGGTTAGAAGAATGATTCCATTCGCTGACTTGATACAATTAACTCACTTGAAATTACAACAAGTTATTTCTCGTGTAGTACCTGATGGTGTATTCATTGATGCCGATGGTTTGAATGAAGTTGACTTAGGTACAGGTAATGCATATAATCCTGAGGATGCTTTACGATTATACTTCCAAACAGGTAGTGTGATTGGTAGAAGTTATACTCAAGATGGTGATTTTAATAATGCTAGAGTTCCAATCCAAGAGTTAAACTCTAACTCAGGTGCAAGTAAAACTCAAATGCTTATTACCAATATGAATCACTACCTAGATATGATTCGTTCTGTAACAGGATTGAATGAAGCTAGAGATGGTTCTACATTAGACCCTAACTCTTTAGTTGGTGTTCAGAAGCTAGCAGCATTAAATTCAAACACAGCAACAAGACATATTCTTGATAGTAGTTTATATATTTATAGAACACTAGCAGAAGCTTTATCTTATCGTGTAGGAGATATATTACAGTATGCAGATTTCAGAGATGAGTTTGCAAACCAAATAGGAAAATATAATACAGCTATCCTTGAGCAAATTAAGGATTTATATATTTATGATTTTGGTATCTTCATAGAGGTAGCACCTGATGAGGAACAGAAAGCCCAACTCGAAGGAAACATACAAATGGCTTTGTCGAAGGGTGATATTAATCTTGAAGATGCCATTGATATACGTGAGATTAAAAATCTCAAACTAGCTAACCAATTACTGAAACTCAAACGTCAAAGAAAACAAGAGCGTGAAGATTCAATGGTTATGAAGAGAGATGCTATGGTTGCTCAGCAACAATTACAATCTCAACAAATAGCAGCACAATCTGCTATGCAACAAATACAAGCAGAAACTGAATCTAAGATTCAAATCAAACAAGCAGAGATTGGATTTGAAATGCAAAAGCAACAAGCAGAAGCAGAATTGAAATCTCAGTTAATGCGTGAAGAGTTTGATTATAGTATGCAACTTAAAGGCATACAAGAGTCAATGATAAACCAAAGAGACACTGAGAAAGAGAAAGCTAAAGATAAAAGAATTAGCATTCAGAATACTCAGCAATCTAAATTGATAAACCAAAGAAAGAACAACTTACCTCCATTAGATTTTGAATCAAACGAGGATAGCTTAGATGGTTTTGATATGGCAGAGTTTGAGCCTAGATAGGCTTAAAACTGTATTTATATTTTGTATAACTTTGTAAAAATTAAATCAAATGGAAATGAAAGTAAAAGCTATTGATGGCATTGAAGCCAAATCAATACAAGAAGTAGAAAAAGAATTACTTCAAAAACACGAAGAACAATTTAGTGATGGTAATGATGAAGTTACTATTATTGAAGGAACAGAATCTAATACTGCATTAGTAGTTGATGATTATAATACAGATACTGCGATAGTATCTGAGGCTAAGGCAGAGATGAGTGATGCTGACATCCTATCATACATTGGTAATAAGTATGGAAGACAAGTAGCATCAGTTGATGAATTACTTTCTAGTAGAGAAAGAGATGAGTTACCATCTGATGTTGAAGCGTTTTTGAAATATAAAAAAGAAACAGGAAGAGGAATTGATGACTTTGTTAAATTAAACAAAGACTTTGATTCTATGAACCCTGATGCTTTGCTAAGAGAGTATCTATCTGCAACCGAAGATGGTTTAGATGCAGATGATATTGATGCTATGCTTGAAGAGTATTCATACGATGAAGATTTGGATGATGACTCTACAATTAAGAAAGCTAAGTTAGCAAAGAAGAAAGTGATTGCACAGGCTAAAAAGTTTTTTACTGAGCAGAAGGAAGCATACAAACAACCACTTGAGTCAAGTATGGTTGGAACTTCACAAGAAGCAAAGGAACAACTCGAAGCTTATCAGCAATATATACAGGAATCTAAGACGTATCAAGAAGAGAGTGAACGTAAAGTACAATGGTTTCAGCAGAAGACCGATGAGGTTTTCTCTAATGAGTTCAAAGGTTTTGAGTTCGATTTAGATGGAAGCAAAGTAGTGTACACTCCCGGAGATGCATCAGAATTAAAGAAAGCACAAGCAACTCCAATGAACTTTATTAATAAGTATTTGGATGAGAGTGGTTTAATGAAAGATGCATCAGGATACCACAAAGCCCTTTCTGTAGCAATGAATCCTGACAAGTTCGCTAAGTTCTTTTATGAACAAGGTCGAGCAACAGCAGTTGATGAGGATATGCGTAAAGCCAAAAACATTGATATGGAAATACGTAGAGCACCTGAGGTCATCAATAATGGAGGGATGCAAATTAAAGCAGTTGATTCAGGCTCAGGTAGGAATCTAAAAATTAAAAGTAAAAGAAACAATTAACAATTTAAAAATTTAAAAAAATGGCAGGTCAAGTTAATGGAACGCCCGGTTATCAGTTACAACCGTCGGCAGAACAAGTGCCTTTGAGCACTAACTACATTACCAACTTCGATTTTATGAATCAGTATCTTCCTGATACTTATGAAAAAGAATTCGAGCGTTATGGTAATCGTACAATCGCATCTTTCTTACGTTTAGTAGGAGCAGAGATGCCTTCAAACTCAGATTTAATTAAGTGGGCTGAGCAAGGACGTTTACACACTAAATACACTGATTGCGAAACTAGTGGAGCAGTAGGTGATGATACAGCTACTATTACAGTTAACGATACTTTAGTTCCTTCAGGAGCAGGTGGTATCGCTATCCGTAAAGGTCAAACTGTTTACATTACTTCTAATACAGGTACAGGTGGTAACAAAGGTATCGTATTAGATGTTGATTTAACAGCAGGAACTTTTGATGTAGCTTACTATGAAGCAGCAGGTCAAGTATTTGGCGATGTAGCTTTAACAGTATTCATCTACGGTTCTGAATTTAAAAAAGGTGTTAACGGAATGCAAGGTTCATTAGAATCTGATGACATCTTCTTTGAAAACTCTCCAATCATCATCAAAGATAAGTATGCAGTATCAGGTTCTGATATGGCTCAAATCGGATGGGTTGAAGTAACCACTGAGAATGGTGCGACAGGATACTTATGGTATCTTAAATCAGAGCACGAAACTCGTTTACGTTTTGAAGATTACTTAGAAACTTCAATGATTGAAGCAGTTCCTGCTGAAACAGGTTCAGGTGTAGCTACTCAAGTAGTTAATGACCAAGTTGGTAACAAAGGTTCTGAAGGTATCTTCTACGTAGTTGAAGAGCGTGGTAACGTATGGGGTGGTGGAAATCCAACTACATTAGTAGATTTCGATTCAATCATCTCTCGCTTGGACAAACAAGGTTCAATCGAAGAAAACGTAATCTTCGTTAATCGTGACTTCGGTTTCGACATCGACGATATGTTAGCTTCATTGAATGGTTATGTATCAGGTGGTTCTTCTAACTCTGCATCTTTCGGTTTATTCGATAACGATGTTGAGATGGCGTTGAACTTAGGTTTCTCAGGATTCCGTCGTGGTTATGACTTCTATAAGTCAGATTGGAAATACCTTAACGACCCAACCATGCGTGGTGGTCTAGTAGGTGCAGGCGTTGTAAAAAATGGTTTGTTAGTTCCTGCAGGTTCTACAACTGTTTATGACCAAATTCTTGGTAAAAACGCTAAGCGTCCATTCTTACACGTACGTTATCGTGCAACTGAAGTTGAAGATAGACGTTACAAAACTTGGATTACAGGTTCAGCAGGTGGTGCACAGACTAGCGATTTAGATGCTATGGAAGTGAACTTCTTGTCAGAAAGAGCAGTATGTACCTTAGGTGCAAACAACTTCTTCTTGTTCCAAGCGTAAGTTTATAATTAGGGGAGTGGAGCATTCTGCTCCCCTTATTTTTTTATTAAATTAAATTATATCAAATGTCAGTAAAAACTACCCCTGTAGACAAGGTCTACCGATTAACTAGAAATGCAGCACCATTATCTTTTATGCTGCCTTCAAAAAACAACAAGCGTTTTCCTTTATTATATTTTGATGAGGCTACTAATAGTAACCGTCCATTAAGATATGCTGTTAACCAAAAATCTCCATTCGAGGATGAGCAAGATGGTAATGCAATTTTAGAACCAATCATTTTTGAAGATGGTTTCTTGAGAGTTCCAAAGAACAATCCTGTATTGCAACAATTCTTATACTACCATCCCGGAAATGGTATTGTGTTTACAGAAGTTAATGAGGAGAAAGACGCAGCTAAAGAAGTTGAAGCTTTAACTGCTGAGGTTGATGCTTTAATTGAAGCACGTCAATTATCTATTGAACAATTAGAAGTATTAGGTCGTGTACTATTTGGTAAGGATACATCTAAGATTAGCACATCAGAATTAAAACGTGATATGTTAATCTATGCTAAGAGACATCCAAAACAATTCCTGAATGCACTAG